GATCGTACTGCACGCTGGACGCTACGGATAGATGCAGAGAGCACCTGTGTAGGACAACCATGAATGGCGTACAGTTGAGTGATAGAGCGGACAACCTCAAGACCTGCAACAGACTGGTCATCCAGGCGTCCCACAAAGGGAGACACATAGAATGCACCTGCTCGTGCTGCAAGGACTGCCTGAGCGGCAGAGAAGATCAGAGTCACATTGACTCGGATGTTGTTGAAGGAGAGTTCCTTACAGGCAATGAGTCCCTCACGAGTCAGAGGGACTTTGACAGTGGTACAAAAACCAAACTCTTCAAACAGACGACGACCTTCATTGATCATCTCTTGAGCGTCACCAACGACTTCCATACTGATGTCATTGATGCCCATGTCTTTGATCTCTTGATAGACATCTTCAGGATTC